TTTCCGAAGGTCATGCGCGAGTGCTATCCGGACATTCCATATACGATCGACAAGCGAGAATGGGTAGCGCGCTGGCCGAACGAATCCGAGCTCTGGTTCGGCGGCTTGGACGACAAGGAACGCACCGAGAAGGTTCTTGGGATGGAGTTCGCCAGCATCCTTCTCAACGAAGTGAGCCAGATCCCGAAGTCGAGCCGCGACATTGCAGTCACGCGCCTGGCGCAGAAGGTCATGGTCGATGCGAAAGGACTACCTGCAACTGAGCTACGACGCAAGCTCTACTACGATGAAAATCCGCCCTCAAAAGGTCACTGGACCTACAAGCTGTTCATAGAGAAGCGCGATCCGGATACCAAGATTCCGCTAGGAGATGGACAGAACTACGTCGCGCTGCAGATGAATCCGAGCGACAACCTGGACAATCTGCCAGCCGATTACGTCAAGACACTCGAGGGCCTTAGCGCTAGACTGCAAAAGCGGTTCGTCCGCGGGGAGTTTGCTGATGCTAACCCAGATGCTTTATTCGCTGACGAGACAATCGATAAATGGCGAGTGCTGGATGGTCGTATTCCTGATCTGCAGCGCATCATTATTGGTGTGGACCCTTCGGGCGCATCCGACAGAGATACCACCGAACATGACTCTATTGGTATTGTAGTCGCAGGGCTTGGCGTGGATGGGAATGCGTATCTTCTAGAGGATTGCACAGTGCAGGGAGGGCCAAGACTGTGGGGCCATATCGCAACGACAGCCTTCGACCGACACCAAGCCGACCTGATTGTGGGAGAAGCCAACTTTGGCGGCGCAATGATCCAGCATGTGATCCAGACAGCGCGGCCCAGGACGCCTTACAAGGCTGTCACTGCTAGCAGAGGCAAGGTGGTGAGGGCCGAGCCGATCGCAGCGCTCTACGAGGTCGGGAAAGTGCGCCACGTCGGATATTTCAGGGATCTGGAGGACGAGCTAGCCGGATTCTCGACCATTGGATACACGGGAACCGGGAGCCCGAACCGAGCTGACGCTGCGATCTGGGCGCTGTCGGAGCTATTCCCTGGCATTGTTGCAGAGCGGCAGAAGCAGAAGATCAAGCAATTGCCAGAGCAGCGTATGATCTGGGCAGGATGATGGGCGATAACTCGGGACAGCTATATTCTGGCCTGACTCCGATCAAGGAATACGATAAAGCATTGCACATTCTCAGGCGTCATCTGTTCACCGATAAGCATGTGGCGAATGGGACCGGGCTATCGATGCATACTGTGCACAGAGTCAGGAACGGTTACATTCCAAAGGCTGTGACGCTCGACAGACTCGTGCGCTGGATGCGAGAGATAAAGGACGAATTACCGTGAGGGAACCATGCAATTAGACGATATCAATATCTCCGAATACTTTGACTCTGCGATCATGCCGTATGGCATGAAAATCACGCATCTGCCGACTGGCCTGAGCGTTCGCGGCAACTGCAAGCATGAGCAGTCCAAGCTGAATCTGCAAAAGACGCTGATGGATACGCTCAGCATCTTTGTGGCGCAGGCCGAAGGAGAGAATTCGAATCTGCGGTGCAAGAGCGCTGCTGAGATTGAGAACGAGGAATTGAGAGCGCGCGTGGCCAGAATGGAAGCAATAATGCAAAAATTCCCTGGCTTGGAAGCTCAGCCTTATTCGAAATCACAAGTTAAGCGCATTGAAGCGCAAGCAGAAGTCGCTACTGCCCCTAAACGCGGTCGCCTGAGCAAGACGCCCAAACCCAAGGAAGCAGCAGCTGGCTGGACGCCAGAGCGACGCGCAGCTGCGGCCCAGCGCATGAAGGATCGGCAGGCAGCGAAGTACGGGCTGAATCCTCCTACTGAACCGGAGCCCGTAAAGATGGTGGATACACCGCTAGGACCAGTTCCAGAACAGGAGTTCATACGTCGAGCGATGCGGCCTCCCACAGAGCCTCCGCAGAAGCTGCCAAAAGCGCACGACAGCCATGGGCAGACAGTCGTGAAATCGAATGTTGACTGGATCAAGCCGTGAGCGCTGAATTTCCGGCTTTATTTGGGCCTGTGACGATTATCAGACTAGACAATGGATACCTGATATCGATTGACCTAAAAAATGGCGCAAAGCTAGTCTTCAATGCGCTAGGAGATCGATATGGAGCAACCTATGATGAAGGAGGCAAGGCCATTCCGAGCGTGCTTGACTGGATTCATCAATATTTCAGCAGAACTGTCTGATAGTGTCTGAAACTCTACCTCAGGAAGCAGTCGAATTCTTCCGCCGCTCGGAGGATTACAGCAGCCATTACCGCCAGCAAGGGCTAGAGGATCTTCGCTTCAGCTACGGATCGCAGTGGCCTCCAGAGATGCAGAATCAGCGTCATCTCGAAAAGCGTCCTATGTTCACGATCAACGAGACGGATTCGTACATCCGCCAGGTCGTGAATCAAATACGGCAGCAGCGTCCCAGGATCAAGGCGCACGGGGTCAATTCGAGCGCTGACGCCAAGATTGCAGAGATCATCACTGGGCTGACACGCCACATTGAGGAACTATCCGATGCTTCTACAGCTTACGATACAGCGGCTGAATTCGCCGTTAGGATGGGCTGGGGGTATTGGCGCCTTCGAGCCGACTACTGCAACGACGATTCATTCGACCAGGACGTGTTCATTGAGCCTATTTGGAATCCGTTTTCAGTTAGCTTTGACCCGTACTCTCACTCTCCCGACGGATCAGACCAGACCAAGTGCCTGATCTCCGGCCTGATGGCTAAGGAGGATTTCAGGCGGATCTATCCGGACGCGCAGGAAACTAGCTTTAGCGTCCGTGCGGTAGGCGATACGACCGGAGAGTGGCTCACCAAGGATTCGATACGCTGGGGCGAGTTCTACAAGATCGCGAAGGAGAAGCACAAGCTTATCCACCTTTCGGATGGCTCATCCTGGTGGCAGGATGAGATCCCTAGCTCTGAAGTGCTGACTCGCGCCGGCATTGAGGTCAAGGGCGATCGGCAGAGCTGGCGGCATCGCGTGCTCTGGTACAAGGTCACTGCAGTCGAAGTACTCGAATCAAGGACCCTACCAGGACGTTGGATTCCCGTTGTTCCGGTCTACGGTTCGAACTTGGTAGTAGACGGCAAGACGCAGCGTTTCGGGATGACGCGGCACATGCGCGATCCGCAGCAGATTCTTAACTTCACGCAGACGGCGATTATCGAGACAGTTGCGCTCGCCCCCAAGGCGAAATGGGTAGCAGCAGCAGAGGCCGTCACCAATACGATCAACGAATGGCAGGCTGCAAACGTCTCATCCTATGCTCTGCTGCGCTACAACCATCGGGATGAAGCTGGAAATGAGATTCCTATGCCTCAACGGCAAGCTCCTGAGCCACCTCCGCAAGGGTGGCTCGTAGCGGCCCAGAGCGCGCATGATTCACTGCAGCGCGTAGCAGGCATGTTCGATCCAGCTACGACTCGAGACGGGCCGACCAGCGGCAAGGCTCTGAACGCCGAGCAGCAGCAGTCCGACATGTCTAGCTACCACTTCTACGACAACTTCACACGTTCCGTGAAGCACACAGGCCGCATCATCCTGTCGTGGATCCCAGCGTACTACGGTAAACGCCGCATCATGCGCATCATTGGAGACGACGGTAAACCGGATCTGGTCACGATCAATGACGACCAAGCGGTAGGAAAGATCGAAAACGACCTAACGATAGGCCAATACGATGTGGTCATGGAAACGGGCCCCGGCTACAACTCTAAGCGCCAGGAGGCTGTCGAAAGCATGGCGCCGCTGCTTCAGGGACCGAACAATCCGCTCATGCAGATCGCTGGAGATCTGTTCTTCCGGAACATGGACTTTCCGGGCGCTGATGTCATCGCCGATCGCCTGGCTGCAGCGAATCCGCTGGCACAGATTGATGACAAATCGGATATCCCGCCGCATGCGCAGATGATGATCAAGCAGCTGCAGACGCAGCTGCAGCAGGCCGGACAGCAGTTACAGGCCGCTGGATTGCAGATCAAGAGCCGTGCGGACGTGGAAGCGATGAAAGAAGCTGCGGAATCTCACCGTCTCACGATCAAGGAGAACGCCGAGACCGAGCGCGAGCGTATGCGGGATGCCACAAAGCAGGCCGATATGCATACCAAGGCTCATGCGACTTTGGGGTCAGCAGAAATCAAGGCTGCTGCCGACATCATGAAGCAGATCAAACAGCACGGGCACGAACGGATCATGGCTGCGATCGAACGGATAGCTAACCAGGAAGAAGCCGAGAACGCTCGGCCAAATGGAGCAGGAAATGGGTGAACCAACGGCCATCGTATGGCAAAATATCCTTGATCTGGTCGAGCAGCAGGCCCGCGATGACGGCTTGTGGTTCGAAGCATTGACGGCACCAGAGGCTTACTTGCAGCAGGAATTGCGCAAGCTCCATTTGCTTATAGAAAAACCTTTTGAATACGGAAAATATAGTTGGAGCGCAACTAAAGCACACGAGGGTAGAAATGGGTGAACCGACCGTAGTAACGGGGGAAACGCGTGCCGATTTCATGGCATCGCGCGGCAAGATCGCGGTATCTCAGGGCAAGCCAAGTGATGAGGCGCTGGCCAAGGCAGAGAAGCCCAAGGCGCCTGCTGCAAAGCCTGTAGTCGAAACGACTGGAGAGGTCAAGCCTCCCGAGGAAAAGCCTGCAAAAGGTAGCGTCGATGAACGCCTCTCCGAGCTCACCGCTAAGCGCAGGGAGGCTGAAAAGCGCGCTGCTGATGCGGAAAAGCGCGCTGCTGATCTCGAGCGCGAGCGCGATGCAGCCATGCGTCCCAAGGATTCGAAGCCGCGGCCGGAAGATTTCAACGATCCGGTCAAGTACGGAGAAGCATACGGCGAATGGCTGGCCGATCAGAAAGTGCGCAAGAAGGACGAAGCTGACCGCAAGGATGCAGAGGAAAAGCGTCAGGCGCGGCTTACCGCTGAGTGGAATCAGCGCTACAAGAAGTGCCAGAAGGAGATCGAGGACTTCGACGACGTCATCATGGCTGAGCCTCTATCCCTGCAGCCCTGGATTCAGCAGGCCATGTTCGAGTCGGAGGTCGGGCCGCAGTTGCACTACTACTTCTCCAAGGATCGGGACGAGGCCGGGAAGGTTAATGCAATGCCCGCTCCTGCTGCGTTGCGGTATCTAGGCCGGATCGAGGTCAGAATAGAGGCTGAGAACGAATCGAGAGGCAAAAAGAGTAATGTGGAAGCGCCTCCGTTGCCGATTCCGAAGCGTTCTGAGCCTTTTCGCCGGCCGCAGGAAGCTCCGGAGCCGATCAAGCCAATTGAGGGCAGCCAGAGCGTCGGACCAGGCGGAGTAGTCGATGCAGACGGCAATGTGACTGGCAGCTATCTCGAATACAGGAACGCTAGGCGCGCTGGAAAGATCAGATAAGTGTAACTTTTCTTGTGTTTTCTTTTCCAAAGCAGAATACTTTGTATTCAAACTTTGGAGAAGGCAAATGGATCCATTCCTGATCGCTGTAGCGCTGACGATGGTCGATTATGGCCAGACTCGCACGATCGCAGAAAAACCTGCTTATTATCATGAGCTTAACCCGCTCCTAGGAAAGCATCCCAGCGTCGGCGCGGTCAATAAGCACTTTCTGATCGCAACTGCAGCTAACGTCGGATTGCACTATTCGCTGCCAGAGCAATATCGAGGAATCCACTCCTGGGTCTGGGCTGGGCTCGAAGGCGCGTGCGTCGTGCAGAATCTTCGCGTGGGGATCGGAATCAGCTTTTGACATAGGATTTGCATGGAAATATTCCCTATGATGCCTGCTATAAAAGTTGGAGGTCATTGCTGTGAAGGACATTTACCAGAATGTTCTTATGGGGAAGCTATTACAGATTGCGTTGAATGTGTTGATGGAAGCTTATGGGCAGGAAATACTGAATACGGAAGTCAAGTAAATTTCTGTCCATATTGTGGATTTGAAGCTAAGACGCAGGCTTTGACATCCCCAAAATAGCCATGCTATAAGCATTCCTAGACCGCCGTCCTGGGCGATATACAGGAACGGGTAGCGCCGACATCCGCGCAAATATCGTGCTGGCCCCCATGGGTTGTTGGGACCGAGATCCCCAACCCACTGAGGACGCCACATGGCTAATACAGAGCTTACGATTTCCAAGATCACCAACGAGGCGTTGATGGTCCTGGAAAACTCACTCACATTTACGATGTGCGTGAACCGCGATTACGACGATCAGTACGCGGTCGTAGGCGCGAAGATCGGCGATACCGTGAACGTGCGGCGTCCGGTCCGGGTGATCGGTACCACTGGCCCGAATCTGAATATCGAGGACTTCAACGAGACCTCGATTCCAGTTGTTCTGACGACACAGTTCCACACGGATACCCAGTTCGGTACCAAGGAACTTGCTCTGAATGTGGATATGTTCAGCGACCGCGTGCTCAAACCGCAGATCGCTGCCATTGCCAATAAGATCGATTTCCAGGGCACTACGACCGCAGCCAACGGCATTGCGAACATCGTCGGTACGCCTGGCACTCCGCCTACGGCTCTGCTCACTTATCTAACAGCTGCCGCCTTCCTGGACGCTGAAGGGACGCCGCGGGATGGCGAGCGCTCGTGCGTGATTGAGCCGTTCACTTCTGCCACGATCATCGATGCCCTGAAGGGCTTGTTCGTACCTCAGGATAAGATCGGTTCGCAGTACATGCGCGGGCTGATGGGTCGAGATTCAGCCGGCATGAATTGGTACAACGATCAGAACATTGTCAGTCACACGTTCGGGTTCGCCACTGGCGCAACCACCGTCACCGTGAACGGTGCGAACCAAGGTCTGGCAACGGGGTGGGCGGCTACATCGACCATCAGTATCAACAACTCGGCCAATAACATCACCCTGCAGGCCGGGGACGTGCTCCAGTTTCCTGGCTCGTTCGCTGTCAATCCGCAGAATCGCCAGGCGTACGGCTCGAACAAGCTACGCAATTTCGTGGTCACTGCGGTTGCTACGCAAAGCGGCGCCGGCAACTTCAATGTGATCGTCTCTCCTGCGGTCATCTATGGCGGCCAGTTTCAGAACGTGACCGCTGCGCCGACCACGGGCGGTACGGTAACGTTCACGAGCCTGCCGACGGCCGGAGCATCGAGCGCGGTCATCTCTCCGCAGAACATCGTCCTACACCGCAATGCGCTGACGCTAGCCGTGGCTGATCTGGAGCTGCCAGAAGGCGTTCACTTCGCAGGACGTGCTTCGGACGAGGAAATCGGGCTCAGCATCCGCGTGGTGCGGCAGTACACGATCAATAACGATGCTATCCCGACCCGACTTGATGTCTTGTTCGGCTGGGCGATGCTGTATCCCGAGCTTGGTTGCAGAGTGGCGGCGTAAGGAGCGATCATGACTGGCCGCGCTCTAGGGGTTGCTACCAGTACTTCGATAGGGGAGTCGGTACAGTTCCCCTATATCGCTACCTCCGTTTCACAGACTATCTACATTGCGCCGCAGGCAATGTTCCTGACCCAGGTGTCCTATCGTATTCGGGTAGGGTCTACTTCAGGAACAGTTCAGGTGGTTAAATGTTTGGCTGGAGTGGCTCCAGCTAGCGGCACGGCTATTACTTCTGCGCTGGATATCAGCACGGTTCCGACTGCGGATACAACCATCAATGCAACTCTTACTCAGGGAAACAATAATATTAATACGACCTTGAATGCTGGAGATTGTCTAGCGCTGGTATTTGGTGGCACGTTAACAAGTGGTGTGGGTCTCGTGCAATTGTTTCTCGAACCGCAAGCTTAGTGAGGATAGAAAATGCCTAATCCAGGACCCGCCACTAATATCGTATCCAACTCGATGGCCGAGCTGATCACGGTCAGCCAGCCGGCACGCTACATCTACCCTCAGGATCAGCTCACGGCCGTGACGGCTCCCGGCATGGGATCGCTGAGCTTCCAGTATGTGAACGTCCCCCAAGCCTTCACTGCCAGCCGGGTTGATGCTCTATTCGCCTTCTCGGTCGCCTCGAGCGCAACGACCAATACGTACGGGCTTGCTATCACGGCATTTGCCGGGATCTACACCAATACGAGTCTGGGCTCTGGCACGGCTACCACGGCTGGACTGACGGCGCTTTCTACTGGATCGACAACGGTAAGTTACAGTGTGGCAAGCAATTCGGCAGGCGTAACTCAGCTTAATCAGAGCGCCCTGCGCAATATATCGGTGCCCTTGGGATTTGCCAGCGTCTACGCAGGTGAATACATCGTTGGCTTTGCCATCTCGACCAATACCAGTTCGGTAGGCCTGTCCACGACCGCACTCGGACAAACGATGTCGGTTTATGGCGGCAACCAGTTGCAGACTGCCCAGAACTATGCGGTCGAGTTTACCGCTGCCACGGCCACTTCCGGGGGCCTCTTCGCAGGCATGGGAGTGCACTCGGTAACGCAGTCGGCACCGCTGGCTACGTATGCCATTTCGGACATTAACGCTACTGGCGCTAACCTTTCTGCTGCTAATATCGCGCTAGTGTTTCGCAATGTATAAAGGGTCAAATGAAACCGGAATTGGTGATCCAGGATTTCGGAGGGATACACAACAAGGATCTGGAAGCTTCAAAGAACCGTCTGACCAAGACGGGTTCATGGAAGAAGCAGAGGATCGTTGTAGCCATCCCCGCCGCCGACACCATTCCGGCGAAGGTCGCTCTTAGCCACTGGAATCTGGCATTTCCTCCGAATAACGGCGTAGTCCGCATCCTCGCCCAGGGGATGGAGGTAGGCCACGCCTATTCGACTGTTGTCGAGCAAGTTCTAGCCCATCCTGAACTGAGCAAGTGGGAATATCTGCTGACTATCGAGCACGATAATGCCCCTCCTCCTGACGGTGTGATCAAGCTCCTCGAGCGCATGGAGGAGCATCCGGAACTTTCCTGCATCGGCGGCCTGTACTACACGAAGGGCCTAGAAGGCTGCGCGCAGATCTGGGGCGATCCGAAAGATCCTGTCCTGAATTTCCGTCCTCAGTTACCTGATCCTGCTGGCGGATTGGTCGAGTGCTGCGGGACCGGCATGGGATTCAACCTATGGCGCTTGAAAATGTTCAAGGATCCGAAGTTGCGTAAGCCGTGGTTTCATACTCAGGTAAAAGATGGCCTGATGACCCAGGATCTGTACGCCTGGTCCGACTTTCGCAAGCACGGATATCGCTGTGCTATCGATTGCGGAGTACGTGTCGGGCATTACGATTTGACCGGCGCGTTTGGGCAACCGGACATGATGTACTGAGGATCACATGGGAAAGAAAAGCAATGCCAAGCTTTCTGTCGTTCCGGTCGAAGTTCGGCTCGATATCGGCTGCGGCAAGAACAAAAAGGAAGGCTTTATCGGTATCGACCAGTACAAGATGGATGGTGTCGATATCGTTATGGATGTGCGCGGCCGTTGGACTTACGATGACAATTCAGTTGATGAGGTTCATTCGAGCCATTTCCTGGAACATTTGACTGGAGAAGAACGCGTCAATTTCTTCAATGAGCTTTACCGTGTCCTTAAACCTGGATGCAAAGCAGTCATCATCACGCCGCATTGGGCCAGCAATCGGGCCTACGGGGACTTCACTCATCAGTGGCCGCCAGTGGCCGAGATGATGTTCTACTACCTGTCGAAGAAATGGCGCGAGACGGACGCACCGCATACGGATATCCGCTGGAATCCTAAGGGCTACTCGTGCGACTTCGAATGCACATGGGGCTACGGAATGCGGCCTGATCTGCTGACACGCAATTCCGAGTACCAGCAGTTCGCAATGCAGAACTACAAAGAGGCCTGCATGGACACTCATTGCACGATGGTCAAGAAAGCCTGACGTGGCTACCTGCTTCGCATTCCAGGCGATCGCCGGCCAGTTCCTGACGGAAGCTACTTCTACTCCCTGCACGCCATTTCAGATTGCTGCGCCTGTATCCAGCCCTAATCAGCAGGTTCGCATCATCATCACAGATGCGAGCGTCAGTACCGTTATCGTACATATCTCCTGGGGTCAGATCGCAACCATCGCGAGCAACATAGCGGGAGCGGGGGGTGCGCCAGCTGCAGGACAGACTCCCACTTACAATCAGGCCGGCCTGATGACATTTCTGGGATCGGAAATCGAAGTGCTTGGATTTCCGACCAATGCATGGTTCTCGATATGGACTGAAGCCGGAGGCTCTACCGCAGACGTTTACATGACTCCAGGCGAAGGCGTCTAGATGGCTCTGCATGGCGCCCCTACCGTCCTTCCAGCAGGAATAGCATCGACTGGGGTCGGTCCGCTCGCCTTCCCGAATCGGACAATATTTCCCGAAGGAAACCTTACAGCAGTAACCGGCCCGGGTCAGGGCAGCATGAGTTTTCAATACATGCCGGTTGGTGACGCTTTCACCGCAACCCGCATGGACGTCTTAGTTGGAATGTCTCTGGCATCGACTGCCAGCGCTGTTACTTACGGATTGGTCATAACGGCAATCGCTGGCATCTACAGTAGGAATGCCTCGACGCTCAGTTCCATGTCAACGGCTTCTACGACCGTCAGTTATAGCGTTGCGAGCAATACTGCCGGACAGACGCAGCTTAATCAGGCGGCCGTGCGGGCGGTTTCAGTGCCGCTGAATGTATCGTTCATTCCTGGCGAATATTTCGTGGCGTTTGTTATGTCCACCAATACCAGCTCGGTAGGGGCAGCGACAACTGCATTGGGACAGACGCTATCGATGTATGGCGGCAATCAGATTCAAACAGCTTCTAACTTCGCCGTCGAATTCACGAATGCAACAGCTACATCAAGCGGGCTGTATGCCGGAATGGGCATCCATTCGGTCGTCCAGAATGCCGCCAGCGCTACCTATGCGATATCGGATATCAACGCAACCGGGGCGAATCTGTCGGCGGCCAATATTGCCTTAGTTTTCCGAAATGTCTAGATGGGAGGCTGAAAATTCCTCAGCCCTTAAATATAATCTCATCGGCCTTCCGGTCGATCGGCGCCTTCGGCTCTGGCGATACGATAGGAACGCCCGAAACCAACGACGCGTTTTATCTGCTCAATGAGATGCTGGATCAGTGGTCCAATGACCACTTGCTGGTATTCTCTGTCCAGGAAGTCATCCTGGAGCTGATCGGTGGACAATACATCTACACCATTGGACAGGGCGGTTCTGTGGGTTCGTCAGTTACCGGATCCGTTAGCGGAACAGTGCTTACTGTCACTGCTCTGGCATCGGGAGCTATCTCGACAGGACAAATTATCTCTGGTACCGGTGTTACGGCAGGTTCAGCCATCACCAGCCTTGGAACGGCTTTTGGTGGCAATGGTAATAATGCCATCGGAACCTACAATCTGAATCTATCGTCCCCAGCGACCGGCAGCATCACGATCACTTCCTACCAGCCAAGGCCGATGCGCATCAATACGGCTTTCGTGCGGATCGTGAACAGCATTACCGGTACTTTGGACTACGACGTCGATGTATGGCCCTACGAGCAATATCAGCAGATCGGGATCAAGACGCTTCCCGGTCCGTGGCCGAAAATCATCTCAATGCTCCCGACCGAACCGCTGGCAAGCCTGTACTTCTTCCCTAATCCAAGCCAGGGAGAAATGCACATATTCGTGGACACGGTGCTGAATAACTTCTCGACCATCAACGACAATATCGTGCTTCCCCAGGGGTATCAGGGGGCGATGCACTGGGGACTGGCAGAGCTGCTGATGCCTGAATACGGCAAGTTAGAACCGACACAGGTGCAGATGGTCTCGAAGTTCGCAGCCGCTGGACGTTCTCTGATTCGTCGTACGAACATGGTCCCGCAAATGCCAGCATCGTTCGATGATGTACTGCAGCAGAAAATACGCAAAGACGCAGGCTGGATTCTCCACGGGGGCTTTGCTTAAAATATGGAAGATCGTCGAAAGGGAGTACTTAACGATGACGAATTCGAAGCAATTGCAGCTCGTGCGGCTCAGATCGTCGAGCAAAACCTATATGCAGCCGTTGGAAAAAGCGTCATATCCAAAATTCTATATCTGGCTGGGGCGGCGATTGTCGCGGTGGCTGCTTGGCTCGCGGGGGCGGGCAAGTTCAAGATAGGAGGCTGAAATGAGTGACAATCAGCAGCAGGGAACGATTCGAATGCCCACCCAGGATCCGCCGAAACCGGATCCTCTGTGTCCGATTTGCAAACAGAATCCCCATGCTAATTCCTGTGGGATGTGGTCGCCCTATCAGGGATGGCTCAAGGAGCATCAGAAGTGAACCTGGTCGATCAGCTGAAGCGAGATGAAGGCGTCCGCTATGTTCGCTCGGCTACTGGACTTGCGGAGTCGGGCACAAACTGTCCGGAGCGCCGGTCTCGATGGATCCGGTCAGCGACGAGCAGGTAAATCAATGGCTCGATGCGGATATCCTGACCGCACAGGAAGGGCTGGCTCCATATCACTGGTACCAGATCCAGGACGAAGTGCGCCGTGCTGCCTGCGTGAATATGGCTTTCAATCTGGGGGTGCATGGATTGCTGCACTTCCCCCACATGCTGGCCGCGCTCGATATAAACGACTGGGAAACCGCAGCCGAAGAAATGGCTGATTCTCTTTGGGCTAAGCAGGTAGGAGAGCGAGCAAAACGGCTAGAAACACAAATCCTCACAGGGATATGGCAGTAAAATGAGCTTCCTCGATCGTTTGAAGTTAACGTACCTCGACAAAGATGGAAGCTGGGCAGTACCCGAGATGGTTGCGACTGTTGCTGCTTTTAATTGCATCGTTTGCCCTCTTATTGATTGGATTCGTGGGACTGCTAACTATCCTATCGTGGCTGTCACTTCGTCTCTTAGTGGCATCGTGCTTGCGCTCGCTGCGGCTCAAAGGGTAAGAGACGGCCTTTGGAAGGCTGGAGATACACCAACGCAATAGGGACCCGATGTGCTTCAATCTATGGCAATACGCGTGCTGGCTGCGATCGTGGTGGCTGGATTATGCGCGGCAATGGGTGCATTGGCTGGATATCGCTATGAAAGAACCCGATGGGACGCAGACACAGCAGCACGTGACCTGGCGGCCGCCAATCAACAACGTGATACCGCTGTTACGAACGAGAAAAACGCAGCAGAAACGCAAAGGGTAAACGATGAAGCTGTCGCGATACAGTCTGCTCAGTCTGCTTATATTTCTGACTTCCTGCGCAATCCAGCCAAAGTACGTAGCAGCCACGTGCCCAGCCCCGCCGCAGGCCCCTCCTGCCCTGCTGTCGCAGCCAACGGATCAGGAAGTGGATCAGATCATCCTGCGCCTCAAGGCCCTCTTGCCATACAGGACCCCGATATCACCGCAGTCGCTCTTGCAGGATGGAGCCAAGTACGGCTTTGGCGTGAGTGGTGTCGCGGAGTTCCGGGATGCGTCGGTCCTAGTTCCCCCTGAATGAAATGGATTTTAACTTCTGCGGGCCAACCTATGTAGCTCGTTCGATCTATGCGAACGATGAGGAATGTTACAACTTATACGCTGAAGTCCTGCAGGTAAAGCGTCCTGACGGTCGAGGTCAGGTCAATCTATATCCGGTTCCAGGTAAAACCACGCTTCTGACCTTCGCCGATCTGGCCGAGGTACGAGGTGTCGGCGTATTCAGCGGTAGCACGATCCTGATAGCGGTCTGTGGCGCGAGCGTCTATAGCGTATCGACTGGCTTCGTTGCAACGTTCGTAGGGAGCTTGGCGACTGCATCCGGTCCGGTATCGATCGCCGACAACGGTACGCACGTCATGATCGTGGATGGGAATAGCCGGTACGTCTATGTACCTGGAACAGGGTATTTCTCGTCCATAGGTACGGGGGCTTTGTTCAACGGCACGATGGCGGGATTCACCCTCACTGTTAATTCCATGACGAGCGGATTTCTGGGACTCTTCCAGACCGTCAGTGGAGCGGGAATTGCTCCTGGGACACAGATCACGGCTTTCGGTACTGGCATCGGATTGACTGGCACTTACACAATCAGCGTGACCAATACGCTAGGTCCGGAGCCGATGACGACCGTCGATGGCGCTTTCACAGGGGGGTCCCAGGTCGGGGAAGTAGACGGTTTTTTCGTCTATGCCAATCCCAACAGCAATACGTGGGGCGCCAGTAACCTGAATTCGCCGGCCAGTCAGCCACTATCGTTCGGCCTGAAAGACGGCTCTGCGGACTTCCTGGTGACTCTGATAGTCAATAACCGGGAAGTCTTCCTGCTCGGGGAGCGTACGGGCGAAGTATGGGTGGACGCTGGGCAATTCCCGTTTCCATTCGTACGACTGCCAGGGACATCAATGCAGCACGGTTGTGCAGCACAGTATTCCATTTCCAGGTTAGGGAATAGTTTCGCATGGCTCGGCCGGGATTCGCGTGGACAGGGCGTCGTCTATTTGATGGAAGGCTATATCCCGCAGCGGATCTCTACCTATGCCGTGGAGAACGCGACCTCGAGCTATCCGATCATCTCTGATGCTCGCGCTTATACATACCAGCAGGGAGGGCACGAGTTCTACGTCCTGACTTTCCCCAGCGCCGATGTGACCTGGGTCTATGACTCGACTAGCAATCTGTGGCACAAGCGTGCCTATCGGGATACCTTGAATGTACTGCATCGCGATAGAGGAAACTGCGCAGCCGTCTTTGCGAACAAAGTCGTGGTCGGGGATTGGCAGAACGGCAATCTCTATTCGCTCGATCTGGGTGTCTACACGGACGCTGGAGGCGTTCCGATGTGGCGTATGCGGCGTGCTCCCCATTTGACGTCGGATCTGAAGCGCGTGAGCTATCATGAACTCCAGTTGCAATTCCAGCCTGGAGTGGGCTTGGTGACGGGTCAGGGCAGCAATCCGCAAGCAATGCTGACTTACTCTGATGATGGCGGTTCAACATTCTCGAATCAGCACTGGACGAGCGTTGGCGCTATCGGCCAGTACAAGAACCGCGCGCGCTGGCAGCGGCTCGGAATGGCCCGCGATCGCATCTTTCAAGTAGAAATGTCAGATCCCGTGAATTGGGTGATAATTTCGGCTAATTTAAGGGCGCAGGCCGAGGCACACTAAGGTGGCTAGCTCATCCTATCTGACCCCAGGGAATATGGGGGACTTCACCGGTATTCCTAAGCCGGAAGCTCCCATTGCCAAGAAGGACAGCGGAGCCTGCGAACAGGCATGGTGGCGCTTCTTCAATGCCATAGCCGGCGTTCCTGGAACCGAATCGGCTGTGATCGTAGGCTTGTCTCCCACATCATTCAGGGCTACGCAGCGCGGCCAGTTGCTGGTTACAGGCGGTACTGTTTCCTCGATCACCGTTACTCGTAAAAATACGTATACGCCTGGCGCGAACTCCGGCTATTTCCCGATGTCACCGGGCGATGTGATTACGATTACCTACAGCGGACTTCCTACCGTTACATTCTTTCCGGGCTGATATGAGATATCTGCCATACGCACCAAATCCTGATCTGTCCGACAATTGGACAATTAATTGCGTGCGAGCGCATACGCTTGAGGCTACTACATTCATTCCTGCCGGATCACACATCAGTGCTGTTAGCTCAATTGACTTTTGGGCGCGTCCATTAATTATTCGTCGTGATGGAGACGGCTCTCCTAAAACGGAATAGAGATGAACGATCTGGCTCAGATGCAAGAAACACAGCTCCGCAATTTCCAGCTGGTAGCGCGCGGCCTGCATGTGCGCGAGCTTCTGTATCAGCTCGAATGCAATCCGCAGCTATGGAATCAGAACCGGCTTCGCACTACGCACAAGGAGACGGCGCACAGTGCAGTGAGCGATATCTGGATCCGCTTCAATCAGCTGGATGAAAAGTCATCCGTCGATGATATGGGTGCGATCTGGTATGACGCATCCAAGGTGCTTACGGAGGCGCCTCGGCATCTGTACTCGCTGATGCAGGCATGCTTCGGTGAGCGTATGGGACGTGCGATCATCACGAAGCTTCCGCCGGGTGGGAAAATCACGCGTCATATTGACTACGGTTCGCCAGTCAGTCACTACCAGCGTTTTCACTTGTGCCTGCAGAATCATCCAGGCGCGACGTTTCATTGTGGTGAAGAATCATTCGAGCCCCTGCCAGGAGACCTGTTCATCTTCGACAACAGCAAGCCTCATTGGGTCGATAACGATTCGGACCACGACCGGATTACGTTCATCATGGATATGCGCACGCCTCTTTTCGAGCATATCAAGCCCACGTACCGGACCGTTATGGTGGCGCTTCCCGATAAGTATCCAAGCGGAATCAGCTATCAGGTCGAGAGCTTCCGCGCCTGCACTCCTGAATTCCGGGAATTCGAGCATATCCATTGGGAAGAATTAGCTCTCACTAAGGATACAATTCCGGTTGCGATGGACTGGGAACGGTACTGGCAGCTGGAGCAGGAGAACAAGCTGCACACAGTGACCGTGCGCGAGGATGGCTATCTGATCGGCTATCACGTCACTTTTGTTGGCGGTCACTACCACTACAAAGACACGCTTCACGGAATGGTCGATCTGTATTTCATTGCGAAGCAGTATCGCAAGAGCAAGATCGGCGTCGAGCTCCTGAAATTTGCAGAACGCGCGTTGAAGGATCTAGGCGTAGTAAAAGTCATCACGGGCTGCAAAATCCATATGGATCACACGAAGCTATTCGAAGGACTTGGATACGAGTTCACGGATAAGACGTTTGCAAAGCTGATCTGAGGCAATCATGGTAGCATCAGCAATCATTGGTGGTGCAGCTCTCTCAGCCGGGGTCGGCGCTGTATCGTCTAGCAATGCTGCCGATACTCAGGCCGGTGCTGCACAGAATGCCACGAATGCCCAGCTTGGAATGTTCAATCAGGTCATGGGCAACCTGCAACCGTATATGGGTGCAGGGAAAAGCGCTCTTAGCACATTGGAAAGCGGACTCAATACAAGTCCCACCGGGGGCCCAGGGGGAACCGCTGGGCTTCTGAAGCCATTCACATCGGCCGATCTGAATACTAATCTGTCTCCTAATTATCAGTTCCAGCTAGGCCAAGGTCTAGGAGCAATTAACAATGAAGCCGCCGCCACCGGAATGAGTGGCAATGCCCTAACTGGCGCAGAAAGCTTCGCACAGAACTACGCGGGAAACGCATACCAACAGGCATTCCAGAATTATCAGACGACGCAAGGGAACATCTATTCGCGTCTTGGGAATCTGGCGCAGCTCGGACAGGCTTCTAGTACAGGAACGGCGAGCGGAGCTCCTCTTTTTGCAAGCGGGATTTCCAGCACATTGCAAGGAATCGGACAAGCCAATGCTGCCGGACAAGTCGGTGTTGCCAACGCCATCACAGGAGGAATCGGCAATCTATCCGGCTATTACGCTCTTAACAATATGACTGGTGGCGGGATCTTTGGAAATGGCGGAGGGAGCAGTCCGGCACCTGACTTTTCTAATCTCCCGATCAATAACATTGGACAACCAGGACAAGAGCCCTGGAGTTAACCGATGGCCGATTACACAATCCCGCTTCAGATACAGCAGCCGAACATGCTCGGAGCTATGGGGAACATGCTGGGCGTTGCCCAAGGTGCGCAGGCATTGCAGACAGGCGCTCTACAGCAGCAACGGATTGGGATCAATCTTCAGTCCGAAGCGCAGGCGAATCAGGAACGCAAGAACGTCATCGACGCATACACGAATGGCGATCCTGCATTGCGCCCGGGTCCGGATGGAATCATAGATCCCATTGCAGCCAGGACTAGACTACAGCAGCTAGCGCCGCAGACGAATGATCAGTATTTTCAGGGGATACAGACCAGCAATCAGGCTGCGATCAAGACTAATACCGATTTGCAATCGCTAGGCAGTGAAGGACTGAAAAGCCTTGGCGATTATCTGACGCCTCATCTGAAAGCGAACACGAATGGGACATTTTCTGCGAAGGCTTCAGAAGTCGCACAGGCTGCGGATGATTGGGCTGCAGCTGTCGGTAGTCCGGTTGCCAAACGCCTAGCTAATCAGTTCACCAGCATCCTGCAGAGTAAGGCGGATGATGATACAGCCGTTGGGCAGATTGCTAAGTCTGCAATCCTTCGAGGGCAAACGCTGGCTACACAGTTGGATGCAACGACTCCAGGAACGAGCTTCCTTTCGACTGGTCAGAAGATTAAACAGGTCGTTTCTGCATCCCGCCTCAGTGGGCTTCCGTTAGGAGGTCAGGTAGGAACAGGCATCCAGACCGATGTGCCTCCTACTGCCACGACCATGGTCAACGGGCAACCGCAGTACGTCGGAGTTCGTCCGCAAGAAGCCGGAACTGCACCTATCGCTGCCGGTCCGCAACTTGGACAGCCTGAACTCGCCCAAGTCGGCGCAGGCGTTGTCGGGAATCATTTCGCCGGCCTACAGGCAGAAGCCGCTCGCGCCTCGACGTTTGAAGGTATTGCCCGCAATATCCAAGACCTTGCCCCTAAAGCTATTACCGGTACCGAGGCGGATCGACTTGCATTCGTGAATGGGCTGCTTGCTCAAATCCTTCCAGGACAGACGCCTCCTGATAACCTGAAGACAGCTACCGATCTTCTGCAGAAAAATATGTCGATGTTGAATCTTCAGGGAGAGACGGCTACAAACTTCAAGACGGCGATAACGCAGATGGCGCAGCCGCATGGAACCATGAGCCCGACTGCTATGAAGGATGCGGCAGCGCAGCTGATCGGCCAGGTTCGGATGAAACGGGCGCTAGCTTCTTACTTCGCTCCCGATTTCAACTATGCACAGACCACTGGAGACCAGTCCCACTATATGGCAAAACTGCAGGCGATCAATCCGCTTACTGATGCGCGCGCATGGCAGTTTTCGGCTATGTCTCCCGAGGATCAGAAGCGCTTTCGCGCTGGCCTATCGCCGCAGGATGATGCAGCCCTCGGGCAGAAATACAAGGCTCTCAAAGCGCTCGGATTGATCCAGTAATGGATGCGTGGGATGCAGCTGCTCCGGATCGCCCAGCTTCGACCAGATCTGCCATCGATGAATGGGACGCCGCTGCGCCGGCAGGAATACAGGAAGCTCCGCGCACATTCAAGAATCAACCTGCAGTAGGAGCAATCAGAGGGGCGGCGCAGCCAGTTTCAGCTTCTATTCCTGCTGGCAGCGTAGAAGATCCTCAGACTCCTGCCTGGCAGCAATTCCTTGAGCGGCAAGCTCAGCATCCGGAAGAAGGAGGTCTGATCGGACCTCTGGTACGCGGTGGAGCGGAAGCAGTCGGATCTACTGTCTTGAATGCTCCTGGCGCCTTGGTATCTCAGACTGGCAAGTTTGTAGGAGATCTAGGAACTCCGGAACAATTCAATAGCCCAACGCTGCAGAATGTCGGATCTGTCCTATCAAGAATTGGGGCCGCAATCACCCCCGGGCATTGGAGTCAGCCTACGACGATTGTTGGCAGCATTCCAACAGCCGCGTCAGAGGCTATCGGGAAAACACTTGGCATGGCCGGATCGGGCTATCGTCAGCTGGCGGAACAGGCCGGCGCTCCGCGCCTTGGTGCTATTGCTGGTAATGTCGTATCCAATCTTCCTCTGGTTACTGGTGCGGCAGAGGCAGCGGGCGCAGGAGTGTCGGCGCTCCGCGGGGCTATCTCGAAGCCAGCGGCGGGATCTGCGGCGGTTGGGGGCACGAATCTAAGGACTACGCCGCTTCCTACCGTCAATCAGATGACGCCGGAAACACAGGCAGCGGTCCTGTTAGCACAGGCTAGAGGCATTCCGGTCAATCCGGATGTTCTGGCCAGACATGCCGAGGCCGAATCGCTTCCGGTTCCCATCAAGCTAACGGAGGGTCAGGCTAGCGCAGGAGTGCTTCCTGGAGGCCTGGACAAGCTTTCCAACGAATGGAACAAGCGCGCGCAGACTCCTGGGATGGCTGATTTGTTCAATGGTCAGAATGGTCTACTGATCGACAATATAGGAGCCATTAAACAAGCGGCTGCTCCCGATGTGAGCGCAACCACGGCAGCGCAAACCGGACAAGGCGTGATCGACTCTTATCTGCGGCGGGACGCTCCTGCCGTTGCTGATATTAGGGAAAAATATCAGGCGCTTGCTGATGCAAATGGCGGGAATCTGCCAGTAGATGGATCATCTTTTGTAGGCGCAGCGCAGCAAGCGCTGGCTAGGCAATTCAAGACCAGATATCTGCCATCTGAAATACAAGGCGTTTTGGATGATGTGAAATCGAGCGGCCAAATGTCGTTCGAGCAATTTGAAAATCTTAGAACCGATTTGGCAAGTGCCCAGCGCACAGCGGAACGGCAGGGCAATGGGAATGCCGGGATGGCCGTTGGAATCGTCCGGGATGCGCTAGAAAGCCTCCCAATGACCGGAGGCGCGGCCGCGCTTAAACCGCTAGCCGATGCTGCTCGAGGTGCAGCCAAAGCCCGTTTTGATGCCTTGCGGGCTGATCCTGCATACAACGCGGCCGTGAAAGGAACGGTTCCTCCTGATGACTTTGTGCAGAAATTCATCGTGAACGGTAACGATGCTGATGTTACGCTGATGCGACAGAATCTAGATACGCTCGGGCATCAGCATATGGCGGCCGGTGCTATGGATTACCTGAGCCAAAGGGCAGGAATCCTGAATGGGACTGGGAACTTTTCTCAGGCTGGGCTGAATAGCGCCCTATATCGAAATGGCCTGTCCTCGAAACTGAATAGCATTTTTGATCCGCAGACCGCACAGCACGTCGAATCTCTGGCGAATACCGCGCGCTATACGCAGCAGCAGCCTCGAGGTTCGTATGTGAACAACAGCAATTCGTTCGTAGCCGCGGCCGCTCATGGATTGGCAGAGACGGCTGCTGTAGCTATGGGGTTGCCTCCTGGTGCAGTGACATTCGGACGGGAAGTGCTAGCACGGCGCGCGGCCGCGCAGGCTGCTAAGAAGGCTATGGCGCCAGGTGCAGGCATTACGAAACCATAAATGGCAACGTATAATTTTTCGCCGATCGGGAACGAAAGTCAGCAATTCTTCGGGGCTGCTGGCGCCAATTTCCCCCCTAATCTACCACTAAATGGCGGATTCCTAAACACGTTCCAGGCCGGGACAAGCACGCCGATCGCAACCTATGCGAACAATCTGGGCTCTGTTCAGAACGCAGTATCGATGCAGCTCGGACCGGATGGTCGTTTTGCCGGCGCTGTATGGCTTCTATCCGGGCAGGCTTACAAGTTCCAGCTCACCGACTCGACCGGATTTCAGATCTGGATCATCGATAACGTCACTGGCATTAACGACACAGGAGTAGGAGTCACATCGGAGTGGATTGCATCTAATGCAGTGCCGACATACTCGAGCGCCACGACGTTTACTACTCCTGGAAACACGACCACGACGTTTCAGGTAGGGCGGCGCGTTAAGGCAACCGTCACTGCCGGCATTGTTTACGGCTCTGTTCTGACCAGCACATTTGGAGTATCCACCACGGTCGTTCTGACTATGGACACCGGAATGGCTCTGGATAGCGGACTGAATTCGGTTCAAGTCGCGCTGCTAGGGGAGAGCAACCCTAGCGTGCCGTCTGTACTCCCATATGCAATGACGCTTTCCGGAGCGGATACGATATCGAATCAAGCAACGACCTATAGCGGATTATTGCGTATAGGAACGAATGCAAATCAGCCAGCGTTTCATGCTAGACGTTCCAGCAATCAGACTACTGGTGGCCCAATTATCGTATTCGATACGATCAATAAACAGAATGGCACTGGATATAGCAATTCAACCGGAGTATTTACAGCTCCCATAACAGGCTGGTATCAAATCAATGCAATGGTTAGCATTACGAACAATTCTGGTGGAACATTGAATGTAGGTTTCAATCTTGTTATATCTAGCGGACAAACATTTGGCCCGTTTGTTCCGCAAGTTACCACTACCAATGTTGCAGCGATGACAGCTAGTACATGTGTTTTTCTTACGGCGGCAGATACGATAAGTGTGAACAACAATAGCGGTGCTGGACTAAGCGCGAATTTCTTTATTGGACAGACATCCGAATTCTCTGGCTTTATGATGTTCTGATATGAGCGTATTTCTCTCACCCGTTGGTAATGGAGATCATTGGTTAGGCTCGAATGCGCTCCCTGCCAATGGTGGATTCATCAATACGTATCTGGCAGGAACAACGACGCCGGCAGCGACCTATACGACGTCGGCAGGAAATGTAGCGAATACTAATCCGATCGTGCTGAGTCCAGCCGGGATTCCTCCGTTCGAGATATGGCTGACAGGAGGAGTGTCCTATAAGTTCATCATCACAGATATTCTAGGAGTACAGATCGGCCCAACGTATGACAACATCTACGGCATCGGGGATCTGACTGCTCCTAACGTCAACAATGCAGCCAATGTCAGCTATACGCCAGTAGGATCTGGAGCAACAATTACTAATGTTGCAGCGAAACTAGGAGAATTCCGCAGCGTCAAGGATTTCGGTGCAAAAGGCGATGGCGTTACAGATGATACGGCAGCAATCAATTTAGCCTTAGCTTCTACCGCAACTGAAGTATTTTTCCCTAGCGGTACCTATATTATATCCGGCACTCTTCTCCCAAGTCCTCACCAGATATTGCAAGGTGATTCTGATTCGGCAGGATCTCCAAGTTCAATTCAATGCTCATCCGGGATGAATGTTGCGGCGATAAAGTTTACGAACGTTGGAAAACTTTCTCGTCTTTCCATAGTTGCAAACGCTACCGGAGCTACGCCTAATAACTGGCTAGTATGGATCACAGGCTGCAACAATGTGGTTCTAGACGCTTGTCTGCTATCGGGTGGATACGATCTAGTTCATATCGATGGCTCATCTCCTGCGTTTTATCTGAGCTTTTTCGATTGCATCTTCTATGCATGTTTTAGAGCGCAATTTTATGTGAACTGCTCTGCAGCTGCCGGCGTAGATATGATCATGAGCCGGTGCCGGTTCCTGACCGGAGGAGGAACCTATTGCTGCTATCTAAATGGATTGGGCTCTTTGGTTTGGTCAGATGTGGAATTTACCGGAGCACCTTCAAATAATGGCACGCTATATATGGATCAGCCAGCAGCTTTGTTCGGCGGGGCACAATTCACAAATTGCGTATTCGAGCCCACTTTGACTACGGTTGGTCCAGCCGTACATATCGTGGGCACGGCTAGCACTGCTGTATGGCAGCCGGTCAAGTTTGTCAACTGCGTATTCGGTGGAGGAACTGGTGGTCAGATCGCACTCGAGGTTTCCTACGCGAACAAGATGTCTCTGACCAACTGCCTGCTGTCGTCAACGGGAGGATCTGGCGCTTTCTTCTGCGATACGGGTTGCTTCGTTCTGGATGCGACCTTTACCCAGTGTGACTGGGAGGGCGTAGCCGGAACGACTCCGGTTCAATGCTTCGGAGCGGCCAGTGTCATCAGTGCGAGCTTCACTGATAATCAGTGGACTGGCATGGCACCTATGATTGACTACAGCAATTCGAACAATGTTAGATATTTGAATGTAATAGGAGGAAATCCAGGCACCAATGCAACGCCGGTAAAACTTAATACTGATTTGAGCGTGCCTGGTGTGCGTTCATATCAGACTCCGACTAATGGTGGATGGGTTACCTATGTTCCGGTTGCTACTTCAGGAACAGGGATACTGACTACCGTTAGTGCTTCTGGATGGTATTTAAGAATCAATAAAGTCGTTCACTTCATTGCCGTCGTTACTATCACAACCAATGGGACTGGTGCAACATCGATCAACGTGACACTTCCATCAACTGCGTCCACAGGCCCTCCGGTGTTGTGTTACGGACGCGAATCAGCATCCACCGGAAAGATGCTTCAAGGATTGGCGGTTTCAGGAACAGGTACCGTAGCGGTGCAGAACTACGACAACACTTATCCAGGAGGATCCGGTACTGTATTAAATATTTTTGGAACTTATCTATTGCCATGAAATAAACGGGCCGAAGCCCGTTTCTGCCTAGTCATCACCTCCGCCTGGAGGATTGGGCGGCGCGATATAAGTAGTATGAAACGCTGGAACAGTTACAAATAATGTAGCGTTTCCAATAATCCCACAGCTCCTTCCGCCGCATGCGGCACCGGACACATGAAGAAGATAAAGAATCGGCACGAGACTGGTGGTCCCATCTGGATTCATAATTACGTTACCAGCTGGTAGATGCCCGCTAAGAGTCCATATATCACAGTGTAGCCAAAAGGTGCAGTTAGAAAACGAATGATTGAATACTGCGGCTGATCCGTCTGCCATAACAGCTGGAGCTACATCCTGCCACTGTGCTAGCTGACAGGGCTGCGCGCCACAGAATCCCTGAAGTACAACTGGACTTCCATCCTGGTTTAGTTCTTGCTGGGCCGTCATCAAATAAACATGCAGCGGGGTAATTGTGCTGCCATCCGGATTTAGCGCAGGAGCATAGGTGAGGTAGATACCACTTCCACACCTAGACCCACACCCATAACTCCCATTCTGCCCAGAAAAAGTCCATGTAATGCTGTCTAGGGTAGTACCGCCATATTGAGCAGGCACATCCGACGCATTCGTATATAGACCAGGGAAAGACGCCTGCATAGCGAAGTCGAAGTTTCCCAAGTTGTACGTAACATTATTAAACGTGCGTTGACTGTAAGTGCTATCCAGAACGGCGCCAGAATTAATAGACAATCGGCCGTAATTCCCAGCTGTGCTGACTTGAACCTGCGCTTGCGCTCCTGAACTGATTGCGCAGCAGATGGAAAAGAAAATCCCCGCGAGAGTTTTCATTAGTTATCCTTTATTGCTTGAAGTACATGAAGTTAGCAATGATTGTGCTGGTGTTAGAGAAATTCGCATTCGTGAGCAAAGTCTCCCCCGGCGCCACGTCGGCTAGAAGATACGCGTTCGTCTGGCATATATTTACAGCTATTTGTCCTGTGTACCCAGATAATCCAGCAGCGCCGCTTACAATTCCTCCTCCAGCGCATTGAGAAGAAAATGCTGTGGTAGGTGTAAATGGAAGCCCTGTAATTGAAGCCGTTCCAGTAGAAGTACCTTTCGATGACAATTGTATATAAACTTGCGCAAAGACAGCGTCCCCTATTTCTTGATATTCTCCTTGCTGTATTGAGTATGTTATTCCAGAACTAAGGCCATTAAAAGTTAATGTAGGAGTGAATAGTCCGCTTTTAGGTTCACTGTTTACTGGAGTGGGTGTGTCGCAAGTGCTAGGACAAGTGGTAACAATTCCATTAAAAATGGTCCTTTGTCCTTTACTAGCTCCAGCTAAGTTCATGAATGTACAAGCACCTTCTGGAAAGGTGGAATAGGGCACAACAAACCCAGCAGATGAATAGTAGGTAGTTGGGGTATTTAATTGCTTCATTACTTGTTCACAAAGGTTCTGTTTAGAATATGAAGCGCATACATTACCGCTTGCACAAATCCCACCATAATAAATAGTTTGAGCATTTGCTGATACATGCGACATCACTATAGCAGCCACGAATATTGCGGCTAGAAATGTTTGCAATGTTCTCATAAACTCTCCTCTTTAATCCCGCCGAATCGGGCGGTGCGTACAGCAATCATTTGAAGTGTGGAGCGTGTAGCCCGCACAGGTTGCGCCAGCCATCACGCGTATTGATGCGGTTATACCCTGGACCATCGCATCCGGGCCATGTGCAGCCTTCTGAAAAGATGATCGACTGGCAATTAGGGCAGCCGCGCAGTAGTCCTCCGAATGGATTTGGAGCAGACAGAAGCTTGTCTGGTGTACCGCGCCAGGAGCAGTTAGAGCATGCCAGAGTTTGCTCATGCAGGATCATTTTCTTAGATCCATTGGTTCGCAACGCTCTTCTAGCATCGGATCGATCGCGTTGAAACTATCGGCCACGGCCTGACATTCGGCTTTGTCGGCGTAGATCTCCCGCGTGATGTGCCACGGGTGCGAGGTATGGACGAACAGGACCAAGAGCCAGATCATTTTCCGCCTCGCTCGTGCTCTGAGGCCATGCGACGCAATTCTTGCCAGACCGCATCGGGCCAATAGGTCCCATCGGCAGTGGTGCAGCTTTCGAACCAATCCGCCGCCTCCCTCAACGCCTCCCGCTTCGCATCTCTCACCAACCTGTCGTGGATCTCGCGGGGGATGGCGTCGGCTAGCTTATCGCGCAGTTCGTCGCGATCGTGCAGCAACGCTTCGGCCCATTCGTTGGGAGAGCGTGCTTCATTATCGCGAGTCCAGCCGCTGGCGCAGATGGCTCCGATGTCATGCCACATTTGCTCTCGCTCTGCGAGCTTTCCAAGCAAGACGGTGTAATGCTGCTCCTGGCCCTTGCCGGCTGGCGGTTGAGGGGCGGCGCTTTCTCGTGCTACAGCAAATAGCATTTGCTGGATATTGTTCCAATCATCCTCTAACAACATATTGGCAAGGTGAGAGCCCAGTTTCTGCAGTGCAGATCCCAACGCTGGTATCTCATGATCTTTTAGCCAATCCTCAGGTGGTGCCCAAATCGGTCCCGCGTACGTTGGCGGCGCGGCTGGTTGAGGTCCCTGCTGCTCCGCCTGCCCCTCCGCGAAATACCCGCCGTCTACCTCCCCCTGCGCGTTGCGGGTTTCGCGGGACTTCAACTCGGACGCAATCTTGTCAATGCCGGTACCGTCGCACCATTCGCACGTCACGCCAGGGATCCCTACTACTTTTCGACCTTGACACATCGAGCACGCGACCGGCTGCTGCGCTGGCTGCGCGTTGCGGGTGGGAACGGTGGGGGGATGGGCCAGCGTGGCGTCGATGCGCTCGAGCAGCAGGCGACTTCTATTTGGTGGCGAGTCTCGGTGC